TGACCGATTTCTTGTGCCCTTGCCATTAGAGAGTTAATGTCGGTTGAACCGGAATCTGTAGCATGTCTGATGTCTGGACTTTGGCCTAGTTGTGGTGAAGTAAACTCAGCAAGTGAACCTACTCTAGATACTTCTGCTTGTTGAGTTAATCTATATCTTTCAGCCGCTATTTGCTCGGGTGTGAAATCTCTTCCAATAGCCGCTGGTGCCGAATAACCTAAAATATCTCTTTCTTCGGAAGCATATCTGCTTAATAGACCGGGTTGATTAACAGAAGGACCTAAAACATATCTTCTTCTAGCGTCGAATAAGGCACGAACCTGATCTTCAGGAGAGCCTTTGGCACCGCCAGCGGCCATCTGAATAACATCTCCTGCACGACCATGTTGAACACCTATACTGAATAATGCCTCTTGGACTTTTCTATTATTAACATCAAAACCTAGTCGTTCTGCTTTCTGCCTAGCAGGTTCATAATGAGTTCTGGTGATATAAGCATGTTGTGCCTTTTCGAATCCATCAGGATCTGATGCTGCAATTTGTTTATAGACGGTTTTAAATTCTTCGGTTCCAGGTCTTAGACCTGAAAATCTACCTGCATAAGCAGCACCTTCAGGTGAATTAAGAAATGCTGCCATGGTTCCTGCTTTACTTGATAGCTGATGGGAACCATAAGAAACACCACCTGGATCGCCAGCGCCAGAAGAAACCATATTAACACCACGATTTCCTGATTCATACTTTTTCGAAGCACTGCCTAGTTTAGATGTGCTGGATAAACTTTCTTTGATTTGCTGTTCGCTTATTGTAGGTGCAGTATAATTAAAAACTTCTTTACCACTCTGGTCTTTAATTTTCTGAATACCAGTAACCCTTAACTGTTCATTAGTAAGGCCTGCCATAAACTTAACACGAGGATCATCTACAGCAATATTACCTTTTTTCAGGTCCTCAATTGCTGATAATTGTGCTGATGTTAATTGTGCCTTAGGTAATGGCTTACCTTTACCTGTAGCAACACCAGTTGCCTCAGATACTTTTCTTTTTAACTTATTCCAAGCACCTTCGCTTGGTTTAAATGGTGTAAGGGTTGCTCCTTCTTTACCACCAGAGGCGGCATTTTGGATTTGTTGTTCGTAATATGCCTGCTTTTCAGAGGTAACAGAAGATGGTACCGCCTTCATAAACCCTTCAATATCGGGCATTCTTTGACGATAATATGATGGAAATAGGTCAGCAATTTGTGATGGTGTAAGAGCCGACATAAGAGTATTACCAATACCAGGATCAGATGTTGCCTTAATTCTATCCGATATTGATAAACTTTTAAGTGCCTTGTAGCTGACTTTTTCTATCTTAATCATTTATTATCTTCTTTGCTGTTGTGTCTGTCTACGCATGATTGAGGCAAGTTGTGCCTTTTCTTCCTGTTCACGCATCTTCATTTGTTTCTCTTGTTCTAGTAAGAATGCCTGTAACAAATCAATATACACATATCTTTCCCACGGTAACATACTTTCCATTTCAGTCAGACTCCACTTATGATGCTGCATTAAACCAAAGTTTGTATTATAATAACTACCTAACTTAGCATGACCCATCAAGAGAGAAAAAAATCGGTGAAGTCTGTATACCTCACGTTATGTTCAAAACCGCATTTGGTACATTTTGCTTCTATTCTAACTGCAAACGTTGGAAAATTATCAATAAAGTTTTCCAGTTTCTTATAGTTTGCCTCTGTCAATTTTTCAACAAAATCCTTTAACTCTTCTTTAGAGTAATCTTTGGAATCATAATAACCCTTGGCATCAAAAATCTTATCAATAGAATGAATAATGATCTGTGTTTTCTTATCAATATTATTCATTGAATCTAGGTTCTTGATTATACTGTATGCAGGGTATTTCATAATAACACCCCTAGAACCATCTAGTTTAATATTTTTATCAACCTGTTCATCTTGATTAATAACCTCACATTTTGAAATATCAAGGTTATTCTGGAACACATTACCACATCTATTACCATCTTCTAGTGTATTGTTACAGGTTACGTTTACCTCTACTACCTCACCAATTGACTTGGCACGAAGGAAAATAAAGATATAGTCAATATCAAAGAACGGTAGTTTTTCAATGTTAATATTAGCATCATTCTGTAGAATACAATTATTGATGACCTGTTTAACAGTACCAATAACATCATCCATCTTTCCGCCTTCTACGGCCATAAGTAGAAGTTTTTCTTCTTTAACGTTAAATGGCCTTACTTTAATAACCTGACCAGAAGATGGTACAGTCAAATCATAAATCGGCACATCAATTATAGGCAAACTCATTATAAATCTCCATTATTAAGGTTGTAAAACGAGAGGTGTTCCTCCAGGCGCGGTATCTCTTCCAGGTCTGGTCCAATATTGATATGAGAACGCCACATCTAATCTCAATATATCATTGTCGGCCCATGTTACCTTTTGTGGGTTAACAAGATAAGGCCAGGCATTATGTAAAGACCATTGATACATGGCAGTTTGATCATATCTACCGTTATTAATTGTCACCTCTGATAATTGAAACACATCAACCTGACAGTAGTATTGTTTGGCATAGTTGAAATCAAAGATATTGGTTGGGTTGATAATCTCTAACCAGTCATCAAATAACTGTCTTTCAAAACCCTGTGCCCGGCATAGAATGGACATATCCAAACTCTCACCATATTTGGACTGTCTTGGAAATGCTTTAGACGGCCCGTAATATCTTACCTCAGCATAATCAAAACCACGACCAGGTAATTCGGTTGATTGAATCATCAACGTTAAACCCTTAATAAAATCTTTATATCCTAGTTGAGTTAAAATATTATCTGTTCCAACAGGAGTAATCCTGACAGCAAATCTACATTGCTTTGCTGGGCCACCAAGAGAGTTCATGGCCGATGTAATGTCGACCATTTTTAAGTTTGTTGGTGGATTAGAAGGTACAAAAGAAGCCATTAGAAACCACCCTCAATCTTGTCTCTTGTTATAATTTCCATTTCTTGGAATGATAGTAATAGACGGCAAGTGACTGGATATCCATTTCTGAAAGTGGACCATTCACCGCTCGGTGTAAAATCTGTTGTAATATTAGTAAGAACACATCTACTAACTTTTGGAATATGTGGATTAGGTTGACCCTTATTAAAGAACTCGATGGTAAATTCTGCTGGTGTATCAAACAACAAACCTCCACCACCAGCTGCAACATTTGGCGCCGCAAATCTTCTAAGTTGTTTGATAATATTTTCCATAGATTGTGACTCTCTTAGGGAAGCCGGTGCCATAAGAAATGCGTATTGAAAGGCACGAAGATATGTATTCTTGTAGAGAACTTGAACGCCTGGATTAATTGGCTTACCGATAGCACTCATGCCTGCCGAAGCGACACCACCTAGACTAAATCCTGCCATAGCAGCAAGACCGGCGCCGGCGGCATTTGTCAGTTTAATATCGGTGTATTCGTGCTTATCTTCATAGATAACACCTGAACCATTCTCACCCGCACCGGGAATGAATAGTCCTACTGAATATGCGGAGGTGTTTTTGCCATATGATCTATTAACTGAATCAAATGGACCATATGAAGCGGATGCTGCATCATTAGATACTTTGGCAGTAATCTTCATCCAGTGGCCGTAATAACTTGAACTTAGATCCTCTGGAAAAACATCATAATCGAAATTATATGAAGTACCGGATAATAACTTATTAGTAGCAGTAATGGAACCGGTTAAAGGTAACGTTACCGTTTCCTGAACCGTGTTATACAATGTGTCCCATATATTTTTAGCCATTTAGTCCTCCGAACTCGCTACATATTATTTAGTGAGGTTTAATATGGCTACGGAATATAAACAAGGTAAGTTTTCACCTAAATTTCCTAAGAAATACAGAGGTGACCCAACAAATATAATCTATCGATCAGGATGGGAGAAGAAGGTTATGGAGAACCTTGATAATAACCTCAATGTCATATCATGGGCCTCCGAAGAAGTGATAATACCATATATCTCTCCTATTGATAATAGACCACATAGATACTATGTGGATTTTTTTGTTGAGGCAAAAGCACCAGATGGTACAATTAAATGTATGTTATTAGAGGTTAAACCTCATGCACAGACATTAGAACCAAAAACACCTAAGAGAAGAACCAGAAGGTTTCTGACTGAGGTAGTTACCTATGGTGTTAATCAGGCAAAGTGGAAAGCCGCCAGAGATTATTGTGATTTAAAAGGTTGGGAATTTAAATTGATAACGGAGAAAGAACTGTTCGGAAAGAACAATAAATAGATAAATGGATAATAAATATTCTGCGGAAGAATTACAGAGTTGGTTGTTAGAAAAGGCCTCTGAGGCATCTAATCCCAACTATGCTCGTAAACTTATTATGAGTGACAATAGAAGTCACCGTGATACCAGTATGATCGGCAGAATGTATTTCTTTAAGTATGATCCCAAAGGTAAATATTATCTGCCAAAGTATGATAAGTTTCCTTTGGTAATACCATTAGAAAGATATGGTGGTTCTTTTCTAGGATTGAATCTACATTATCTTTCGGGCGGTGCTAGATCGACAATGTTGACAATTCTAATGGAATTTGCTAATAATAATAAGATGGATGGTTCAACCCGAATGTTGCTATCATATAATATTATGAAATCAACTAGCACATTGGATACACTATCTCAGCAATGTATTAAAAAGTATTTATTTAATAATGTTAGATCAAAGTTTATTGAGATATATCCTACGGAATACAACAAAGCAATTCAATTACCCGTTGAAAACTGGGTAATAAGGAGTTAAATAAACTAAAATGTCTATAACTAACACACCATTCTTCGATAGATTTCCTAAGATACAATATGATATCAATAGAAGTCTATATCCAAAATATGAGACCGTAACCAATATCTTTATGCGTATTGGTATGCTTAAAGAGGTGTTAAACAATACCTCTTCTTATTATGTTTTGGAACTAGAAGATGGTGATACACCCGAAATATTGGCTGAGAAAATCTATGGTGATTCTGGAGTAGGTTGGTTAATCATATATGCCAATAATATCTTAGATCCACAATTTGATTGGCCTTTGGATTATAGATCATTTAGTAAATATATCATAGGTAAATATGGTTCAATTGAAAATGCCAAAATAACACCACATCATTATGAGAAGGTTGTTGAAAGATATGACTCCGAAACAGGTGTCACTACTACCGATAGATATTGGATTAACAGTGATAAACTCACAAGAAACTCACCTGAACAACCGTTTCAGTATTACTTTCCCTATGCCTCTTTATTAGGTCAAACAATAGATAGTGAAGAGTTTAGAATGGATCAGGATGGTGAAATCGCATTATCAATGGATGGAGATTCGGAAGCCAGTGCTATTTCAAGAGGCAAAACTGTAGATACCTATAATATTGTAGGTAAGACTATAGAAGAAACAATATACGGACAAGAAATTGATTGCTATACCTATGAAGAAGAACTTAATGATAACAGAAGAACTATTAAAGTTATCAAGAAAGAATATTTTTCCAGTATTATGAAAGAGTTTAATGATTTAACAAACTTTCAGTTATCATATGTCAGAAGATTAATTTAATATGCCACATAATTATAATTATAATGATCCTAAGTTTACTAATGCTCTTGTAAATATCAATGGTTTTGACATTGGTGGAATGATTGATGGATATCCACAAATATCTATTAAAGAGATTGTTATGGCCGAAAGTCTATTAACACCTGGACTACAGACGGCGGTGACAATTCAATCATCAATCTATGAAAAAGTCAAGAACTTTGATTCCTGGAAAAATCAACCACTAACATTTACTCTTACTAGACCTGGCGCAATGTCATTATCCGTTAATCAGCAATTGTATAGATTGGATAATCGGTCGTTTATGCCAACCAACGTAGGTCAGACTGAAGAGTTTACCATTCATGCCTGCGATAAAACAACTATCGAGGATGCCAAGTCATTAGTCAGTCGTTCTTGGAAATGCACACAGCCAGGCGATGTTGTAGATTATGTTTTAGGTTCTTGTCTTAATGCTGGTAGTAAAAGGATTGACTCCGGCGGTGAAGGTAGAGATTATATTGCCGAGAATATTCATCCATTTCAAGTAGTCTCTCAAATGGCAAATATGGCCTTGAATAATGATGAACCAGATTTTGTTCACTTTATGACCTATGAAAATCAAGGCACACATTATTTCCAATCATTAAAAGTTTTAAGTGATGCCGGCCCTTCAATGACCTTTAAACATTCAGAGGTTGGTCTAAGAGATAATACCAGAGGTTACGGTGATCCATCAGTTGTTATTTCATTTATGTTTCCATGTGACTTTGATTATTTGTCAGACTTACTAAATGGTCTTGGAGCAGGTGGTATGAATATGAATACCCTTGCCACATTTAATCCTGTTAGTAAAATGATGTCTATGCTTGGTGGTAATAGTATGGGTGGATGCACTAAAGGTTATAATTTCAAGGCAGCATTATCCAATCAAGGAACGTCCAGTGATCAAGGCACCTCTTGTAATATTGGTGTAGAAAAATATTTACTTAAAAGACAGGCCAGAATGGCACTATTAGAAAAAGACAAGATTGCTCTTAGAATGTTGGTACCTTTTAATCCATATTTACATGCTGGTAAAACAATTCAATTTGATTGGACCGGTAAAAAAGGTGAAGTTATATATGGTTCGGGTAAATATCTTATTTCATCATTAAACCACACTGTTAGATTCGGTGGTTTCTCCACCACATCATTAGAGTGTGTAGCATCTACTGTTGGCGAAGGAGTTGTTTAATGTATCCTAAAAGTTTTCCAGGCAGTGCTGGTGTTCAGATTGGTATTATTGCTGGCGGACATATGGAAGATCCAGCAAAAGATCATTCTGGTAACCAAAGAGTAGTTTCTCCTATGGAGCATGGTTCAGGTGTTCAATTAAATCACCTTAACTTTTCTCCAATGTCACATTCACCAACACAACATTCACAGCAATGTTTTCCTGGTGTAATGGATCCAGGCACACTTGTATATGTGCTAAAAAATACAGGTCAGAACCAAGTAACAATTATCGGTCAGGCCAATGATCTTCATAATTCATCTAATAGAACACCTGGTAATATTGATCTTTTAAGTAATTGGAGTCAGTTATTTAAAATGACCACTGGTGTTTCAACACCACCTTCTATTGAAGAGAAAGAAGAAAATGGTGCTAAGATTAGAAAGATTAAAGAAAAAGGTCAGATGCACTCGCACAGTCTACTCAAAGGGTTGCCAACTCATGGTGCTCTTTTTGATATGACCGGTTTCCGTATTCCTGGAATGCCAAACATACCTACTGCCAAACAAAAAGGGCAGCAGATGATGACCAACGATATGATGGACCAATTACAAGGTACTATTGGCAATATCGGCGGTATGTTTCAAGGTCTTATGAACGGCGGCGGAATGGGAGGTTTCGGCGGCCGAGGAGGTGGTGGCGGTGGTTCAGGCGGTGCTGGCGCGGGTGTAGGTGGTGCCGCAGTATCCGGAAACTTTAGCGTCTCTTATGCACCTAACGGCGTTGCTGATCCAGGAACAGTTGATGTTTCATTAAATGATGTTAAGGCAAATCTTACACCACAAATGCAAGATGCAGTTAGTAGCCTATCATATCTTATTCAGAATTATGATGTATCAAATGGTGTGGCATTTGTTACAGATAACCAGGTGCATGAAGAAACGTATCTAAAAAATGCACAGGACCTTTTGTGTCAGGTAACTTGTATTGATGACTTGATGTATGTCCTTCAAAGATTACAATGGGACAACTCATTGCATGGTCTAGATAAACTCCTTAATATAGAACAAGAAATAGAAACTGCCTGGGGAACGGCATTACAAACTGTATATGCTAACGGACATATTCATATTGAGTATTCCAATACCGCAGCAAATAACCTTAGTACCTTTGCTAATAATCTCACAGACTCTAATACCTCTATGGGTCTTGGTTTCTCACCACCCACGCCTACTGGATCGTCAGGAGGAGGTGGCGGAGGCGGAGGAGGTGGTAAAGGTAGTGGCATGGGCAATATGTTCGGAAGCGGCGCCTCAAAAATTATGGAAATGATGCAAAGATTACCTCAAGGTGGTGAGTCGGAAGTTAAGAAGATGACCGAAAAACTATCTGGCGGAATGGATCAACAGAAACTAATGCAAATTGTGAAATCTACTGTAGATGGTGGTAATCCACTAGAAATTATTAAACAAATAGGTGGTATTGGATAATGGCAGGCAAAAAGTATCAAAACAACAATCCTAAAGGAAAAACACCAGAAAAATATGAACGGCCTGCCGGTGTAGGCAATTCAGAAGGATCTGGTAAATATCCAAATTACTGGTCTTATAAGACTAGATCAGGTCACAGTTTGGTGTTTGATGACTCCAAAGGTGAAGAAACTGTAAGTTTACAGCATCGTGGTGGTTCAGCAATTCAAATGATGCCTGATGGTGCTGTTCATATCACGGCACACAATTCAATGTATACCGCTGTATTTGGTGAGGACCGTGTTACAATCTCCGGTGCTCATGATATCACAGTAAAGGGTGATTGTTCACTCAGAGTTTATGGTGACTATAACGCCACCTTCCATAAAGATTATAATGTTACTGTAAATGGTAATTATAATCTGATTGCCAAAAACCATAATCGTGTTATTCGTGGTAATATCGACACCAAGGCAAAAAATGAAACCAAAAAACTAGAAGGTTCATCTTCTAAGACGGCACAAGGTGCTATTGCTATGTCTGCTAAAGGTTCTATTACAGCGGCATCATTAGATCAGGCACATATTGGTGGTTCTAAAGGTATCAATATGCAAGTCGGGCAAGGTGATATTACATCTAATATTGAACAAGGTAATTTTCACTTTGAAAGTAAAAAAGGAACTTTTGAGGCCAAGATGCAAGATGCCATTAAGTTTCTATCCGATAGTGGTGCCATTCATATGATTGCACAAGAGACTGCCAAGATTTTATCAAAACAGGGTAATGTTAACATTTCATCTGATAGTGGTGATGTTAACATGGAGGCCTCTGGTAAGGCTCTTGTTAAAGGTGAATCAGTTGGTATTAAAGGTTCTTCACAGACATATGTTTCAGGACAAACTGTCAGCGTTAGAGGAACACAAGCAACAAATGCTGGTGCCTCAGAAACAGACATGCCATCATTTGACTTGGCGGACGCCTTAAAGGCCGTAGGAAAAATGGGTATGGCTAAGGCCGTTACACAACCTCAAGAAGAACAATCGGAAGATCCTGGTTGGTTCTAACTAAATAAGTAAAATAGTAAAGGACTATTATGGCAACCTCACGTATCAACCGACTTCCAGATTATAGTGATCTTGATTTGGATTTTCTTAAGCATCCGACAACCAGCGATGTATCAAGGAAAATAGGTGATGAGGCTATTAAGAGGTCTTTAAGAAATATTATTTTTACTAATCATTATGACCGGCCGTTTCAATCAAATATTGGTTCAAATATCAGAAAACTTTTATTTGACAACGCCAATGCCATTACAGCATCCTTACTTAAAGATGCCGTTTTTGAAGTCATAAATAATTTTGAACCGAGAGTTAGACTAACAAACGTTGTTGTCACCGATGATAGCGATAATAACGGTTACAGTGTTAGATTAGAATATATTATTCTTAACAGAGAAATGCCAGTAACTACTAATTTATTTCTAGAGAGGATTCGTTAATACCAATGGCAACATCCAACAATGCTATTAAAGTAGCAGACCTCGACTTCTTCTCTATTAGAAACAATCTTAAAGACTTTCTCAGAAACCAATCGGAATTTACCGATTATGATTTTGACGGTTCAGGTATGGCTGTAATGCTAGACCTGTTAGCATATAATACTTACTATAATGGTTTCTATCTTAATATGGTTGCCAATGAATCATTCCTTGATACGGCACAGATGCGTCAGAATATTCTGTCACACGCCAAGATTATCGGTTATGTTCCACAATCTAAAAGAGGTGCATTGGCCAAAGTTGATATTCAAGTAACACCTTCTCAGACAGAAGATCAGGCAGTAAATTATATTGTTCTAGATCGCTATACAAGATTGTTAGGTGAGGATATTGATGGTGTAAACTATCCATTCGTTACAGTTAATGCCAACTCATCACAGAAGGTTGGTAGTTCTTTCTACTTTGCTAATATTGTCCTTAAACAGGGTGAGGTTATTACCAGACAGTATCAGGCATCCGCTAATAACGTTAAAAGAAGATATGAAATTCCTTCTCAGAATGTTGATACTTCCACAATTACTGTTACAGTTCAAGAGTCAGCAACTAATACACATACAAACGAATATACAATGTTCCAGGACCTAACAGAGGTCACGGCCAATTCTTATGTGTATTTCATTGAAGAAAATGAAAATCTAAACTATACGGTCTATTTTGGTGATGATATTATTGGTAAGAAACCTGCTAACGGTAACATCATTACAGTTACATATCTTGATACACAAGGTTCTAGTGCCAATAATATTAGTGGTTTTAGATTCGTTGATAGAGTAGCACAGATATTCAGAGATAATGTTACCGTTACATCTATTGAATCCTCATATGGCGGTACTGATAAAGAAACTGAAGAACAGATTCAATTCCGGGCACCATATGCTTATACCGCACAGAACCGTGCCGTTACAGAAAACGATTATTATACTCTTATAATGAAAGATTATAATAACGTTGATGCCATTTCGGTTTGGGGCGGAGAAGAAAATGATCCACCAAATTACGGTAAAGTTTATATTAGTATCAAAACCAAGGGAATGTATAGACTTTCTAATCTTGAGAAAGAAAACATTGTCAATAATCTGATTAAGAATAGAAATGTTATGACTGTTACGCCAGAGATTATTGATCCAGATTTTTGCTTCATTATAATTAGCGGCCGTGTTACATATGATCCGACATTGACTTCAAAGAGCGCCTCACAAATCAATTCAATTGTTAATCAGGCTATTGTAGATTATACAAACGATGAATTGAATAGCTTTAATTCAATTTTCAGAAAATCAAAATTACAGAACTATATTGAGACATCGGATCCTTCCATTACAGGTTCCGATCTAGAGATTTATCTTCAGAAGCAAGTTGATATTCAACCTCTTGCTACAAGAAATTATTATATGTATTTTAATACCCAGTTAAGAAAAGGATCATTTGATCTTAAACTCTACTCGTTTCCCGCAATCAATACTCTTGATATAAACGGTATTACCAGAGAAGTTTACTTTGAAGAGGTTACAGAAACTATTACAGGTATTGATTTGATTAGAGTAATTAATAAAGGTAGAAATTATACAAGTTCACCAACCATTAGTATTATCGGTGACGGTACCGGTGCCAAGGCAACTGCTATTGTTATTAATGGTGCTATTGATAGAATTAATATTACCAATAGAGGTGCCAACTATACCCGGGCCACTGTTGTTATTGCTGATCCAGATGGTATCTATGGTCAAGCAGAGGCCATTCTAGAATCCAGATATGGTAAGTTGAGAACCTATTATTTTAAATCTACAGGCGAAAAGATTATTGTTGATGATTATGCGGGTGATATTGATTATCTAACAGGTTCAGTTACACTTAACTCACTTTATGCTTCTGGAACAGCCAACACACCTTATTATGCCAATAACGTTCTAACAATCAATACTCTGGCGGAAAAAGATATTATTCAACCATCTAAGAATAGAATCTTAACAATTGATACAAACAATGCTCGTAGTATTCAAATTGAAATGGTACCAGAAACCTAATGCACTCAAATACCGTAAACAACAAAACATCCGTATTAGTCGCTTCACAAGTACCTCAGTTTGTTAGGGACGACCATCCACAATTTGTTACATTCTTAGAAAAGTATTATGAATTCCTGGAACAGGATGATGAACAAAGTTATGTTACCAAAAACCTCTCAAGATTTCTTGATATTGATAATATATCCCAAGATATTCTTGAAGATAGATTACAAGGTGAAGAATATAATAACAGAGAAACTGGATCTTATCATGTTTTCTTATCTAAGTTTCATGATAATTTTTTAAAGTTTTTCCCTGACAATTCGGCCGCTGACCTTGATATGATTCTTAAACATGCCAAAGACATTTACCGTGCCACTGGTACAGAAAAGTCTTTGCGGTTCATTATGCGAACCTTGTTTGATAAAGAGGTTGATGTTTATTATCCTAAGAATGATATCCTTAGAACATCCGACGGTAAATGGCTAGTTGAAAAGTCCATTCGTGTTAATGAAGTATATGTTGCTAATACCATAGATCAATTTGGTGCTGTTAAGTTCAAGTCACACCTCATTCGTGGTGAAACATCAAATGCAACCGCCATTGTAGAATCTGTTGATATATTCTATGATAAAGGTGAGTTAGTTTCAGAATTAAAACTTTCAGGCAATAAACAAGACTTTTCTTCTGGTGAAAATGTCTTTACCTATATTCTAGAAAATGGTGAAGAAAAGAGAGTTAGTGCTAATATCTTCTCTGGTATTGTTATTGCGGCCACTTTAACAAATGCTGGTGAAGGATATGTAGAAGGTGAGGAGATTCCCGTTGAACCAGTAGAAACCGAATATGGTTTGCTTGGTTCGGGTGCTAAAGTTGTTGTTAATAGAACTTCAAAAGGTGGTCTGCTATCAATTATTCCTTCTGAAAGAGGTTCAGGATTCAGTGTAGGTGATGATCTACTCATTTCAGGTGGATCTGGATTTGGTGCAAGAGCCAACGTATCTACAATTGATACCTCCGGTAAGATTATGCCTAATACTTATTTATTTGCTGCTAACACTATTGGTCAGGTTTCCGATCAATTAATAGGAACAAATACAGCAAGTCCAACAGAAACTTATGCTTTTACAGGATTACCATCACTATGGTCAAATACATCTAATATAAGAGTTAGCACAGGTTCAGGAGGTCAAATTCTAATTCTGAACTTAAGTAATAGGATTGCCAACTCTAATGTTTATTTTGAAACAAATGATACTATCACAGTAAACGGTAGAACTGCTATTATTACATCGGCAATTAAAAGTTCAAATACACTTATCGTCCGATCTCCTGGATTACCGGGTAACTTAGTTTCCGAAACCATCGTTATTAATAAGAAGCCAAACGTTAATACAATAATGGCAAATAGTTTCTCCTTTTTTCCGTTTGTTTGCGGTCCTGTTACAGGAATTGCAGTATTAGATGGCGGCGCCGGATATAGAGAACTACCAACATTAAGTATCAAAGCAAATACTTTTATGCGTTCTCTTGGTATTCTGGGTGCATTGAAAATTGTAAACGGTGGACTAAATTATAGTATTGGTGATAAGCTTGAATTTTGGAGTCATATTTTTACCTTTGGAACTGGTGCTCGGGCCAGCGTAATCAATGTTGCTGCTAATGGTGCTATTACAGAAGTTTATTATGACACGATGCCGGGGTTTTTCCCAGGTGGATTTGGATATGATTCTAATAAGTTACCTTCAGTAAATGTTGTATCGCCAACAGGTAATGGTGCTAATATTATTGTATCATCATTATTAGGAAGCGGTGAAAAACTACTAACTGTTACTGATAAAATTGGTGCTATCGTTGATCTAAAGGTTTTGTCTGGTGGTTCAGGTTATGTTGTACCACCAACAATCAATCTTGCTGCAACAGGTTCTGGTACCGCACAGGCATTTTCAACCATTGTTACAGGTATCTACACATATCCAGGCCGGTATATCAATGATGATGGTCATCTAAGTTCTTATAAGTTCCTACAGGATAGAGATTATTATCAAAACTATTCATATGTTGTCCGTGTTAATCAACCTGTTAATAAGTATAGAAAGATCGTCAAGGATCTAATTCACCCTGCCGGTATGACGCTATTCGGTGAATATATTCAAGAAAATGAAAACGGAGCAGGACCAATCATCAATTCGGTTGGTGCAGTCTACAACTCAAACGTCACTATTAGTGTTGAATAAATAAGGATAACAAAGAGAAGAGTAATGGCATCAACCCTCGGTAAAAATCTTCAAGTTTATAATGCTATACAGTTTAAAGAATCTGTATCTGAACCAGCATTTTCTAATCTATACTTTACCATAGGCAAATGTGATCCATGGGCTAATGATGCCCAACCAGATGTTTCTAATACATCAATTGATGCGTTTAATAATGTATGGAAGAATATGATTGGTGGTAAAAGAATTACCGGCAATGATATTAAGTATGTCATTCCAAGATATAATTGGACGGCCAACACTGTCTATAACATGTATGATGATAAGATTGATAATTTTGCCAATGGTAACTTTTATGTCCTTACCAATGAGTTTAAGGTCTATAAGTGTATTTCAAATAACGGCGGATCCCTTTCATCTGTTAAACCAACATCCACTAGCACTTCATCCGTATTTGAAACACTAGATAACTATATCTGGAAATATATGTATTCATTGAATGCCGAGGAGCAAACAAGATTTACATCCACATCATTTATGCCTGTAAAGACTTTATCAATTAATGATGCCTCTACACAATGGTTGGTTCAAACAAGTGCTGTTCCTGGTGCCATTAATTCTATTATCGTCACTAATCCAGGTTCAGGTTATTCTGCAAATACTATTAATGTTAGTATTCGTGGTGATGGTAGTTATGCCAACGCCTTTGCCAGAGTTAATACACAAACCAATACAATTACACAAATTGTTGTAGATAATCCTGGTCTAAATTATACTCGCGCAGAATTGATTATCAGTTCACCAACTGGAGCAGGCGCCGCGGGCCGTGCTATCATCAGTCCTCCAGGAGGACATGGTTCGGATCCACTTACTGAATTGGGTGGTAATTATGTTATGATTGATATGTTTCTTAGAAACAGTGAAGGTAACATATTACCGACCGTAAACGATTACAGACAATTGGCAATCATTCAAGATCCATTAGTGTATCAGTCCAATACATATTGTGCTAATGCAGTAGTAAATCAGTTGACCTCAGTTGTTCTTAGTGGTGTATCAATTGATTACCTTCAAGATGAATATGTATTCCAAGGTTCTGCTGTATTCAATGCTATATATAAGGGCAAGGTTGTTGTTTGGGACTCTGCTAATAACGTTCTAAAACTATCCAATGTTGAAGGTAATCCAATCAATGAAATATTAATTGGTTCGCAAAGTACCGCTTATAGGTTCTTGAACTCAGTTGTTCCTCCTGATTTGCAACCATTCTCAGGAAAATTACTATATATAGATAACATAACTCCAGTTGAACGTTCACCGGACCAGACCGAAACGTTTAAGATAGTTCTGAAATTTTAATTAAGGATAAAAAATGGCAGCCGCAAACGTAGTTAATACTCTAGTTGTTCCAGCACAATCAAAAGTTTCTCCATATTACGATGACTTTGACGAAACAAAGAATTTCCATAGAATTATGTTTCGTCCTGGATATGCAGTTCAGGCTAGAGAACTAACACAATTACAAACCATTTTACAGAACCAAGTTGAAAGATTTGGTCGTCACATCTTTGTTAATGGTTCATCTGTAATTGGTGGTAAGCTGGATATCACCGAATCATATACACTTAATCTAAGTCCTACGTTTGCTAATACCGATATTGATGTTAATACATTTAAAGACAAGACCATTATCCTTAAAGATTCGGATTCCACAGATTCCGATTATGTTAGTGCTAGAGTCGTTCAAGTTTCGGAATCATCTAATACGGCCCCAGCTTCATTACATATCAAGTATATAACAGGTGCTGAGTTTAATCCTGGTGATACTATTAAGATAGACAATTCGGAAATCTACGCCAATATTGCACCAACATCAAATGCAGTTGCCGAAAGTGCATTATCATTCATCTATGATTCAATCTACTTTATGGATGGTTACTTCATTAAGGTACCACAACAGGTTATCATTCTATCAAAGTATAACCGTCAGGCCAATGCCAAAGTCGGACTTGAACTAACCGATGCTATTGTTACCGAAGCAACAGATAGCACCCTATTAGATCCTGCACTAGAAGCATCAAACTATCAGGCACCAGGCGCATCACGTTACCAGGTTGAATTGATTCTTAATGCTAGAACCCTTGATAGTGTAGATGATGAAAAATTCATTCAGATTGCTAAAGTTGAAAATGGTGTTATTAAAGAATTAGTTAAAAATCCAATCTACTCAGAAATTGAAGAAGTTCTTGCTAGAAGAACATACGACGAATCTGGTAACTATACGGTTAAACCATTTAACATTAGTGTTGAGAACTCTAAAATTGATCCAGCTAATAATTATACTTTAGTTATTAGTCCTGGTAAAGCATATCTATATGGTTATGAAATTGAAACTCAGAGTGACAGTAAGTTTGAAATTCCTGCGGCAAGAGATACCAGGTCTGTTTCAAATTATAGTCTCAACATGAATTACGGAAACTATGTTATTGTTGATAATCTGACAGGTAGATTTAACACAACCAGTCTTGCTCCTATTGATATGCATTGTGTTACTGCTAATCTGATTAACTATGGTAATACAACAACATACATGGCTACAAAAATTGGTACTGCTAGAGTCCGTGATATCAATTTCTTTGGCGGTGACGTTAATGTTACTGCTAGAAAGTTTGAGTTTTATTTCTTTGACCAAAAGTTTAAAACTGTTAATGGCAATGTTAGATCATTAACAGCAAATACATATAATATTAATCTTAATACAGCAAATTGCTCGGCAGCCAATGATGCTTATGTTGGTGCATATATTAAGATTGCTACAGGTAATGCTGCCGGTGACCTAAGAATTGTCACAGGTTATGATGGTGTTAATAAAATTGCTACTGTAACACCGCCGTTTTCTGCTTCTCCGGAAACCAATACACCATTTGAAATCCGTTTTGATATGACAGACGTTGATTCGTTTGTTGCTAATGCTATGTATACCCCGAGTGTTTCTTCCGAGGCTGTGGCATATATTAGTGCAGCAAGTAAAGATAACCAGTTAATGACCGGTAATACCTCTGTTACCGATACGGTTCTGATTGATACCATTTTTAGAATGCCTGATGCGTTCATTGCTCCTGGTTATAGTGAACAGACATATATCTATAGAAAAATTTATAATTCTGTTTCATTCGTCTCAGGCAACTCAATTCCGATTACCGCTTCTACCGATGAAACATTTATTGGTTCTACAAGTTCATCAAACACCGATTTAAGTGTTATGAGTAACTTCCTCGTTATTGTTACCGATAAAACAGGAAGCACAAGAAATGTAGGTGAACAGATTAAAGTTTCTGCATCTGTTTCCGGTTCATCACCACAACAGGCAATTCTTTATACTGCCAATACCTCAGAATCTTTTGTTGCTACTGTTTATGCAGTAATGAAAGCAGCAGGAACTGCCTCACAGCAAAGAGTGAAAACTCTTGTTTTAGGTAATAGTAAGATTATGACAGCATCTTCACCTGATGCCACATTTATGAACTCTTCGGGTTCAAATACAAGAGTTTACCTTGCTAAAGGTCAGGTTGTTATTGAGAACTTTTTCTCTAACACATCAGAAAGTTTATATATTTCAGACGTTATCGGTACAAAAGCGGTTTATGGTACCAATACATTACCGGCCGGCAACGCTGATTTAACAAATCTGGCAGATATTTCTAAGAATTTCATCATTGAAAATGGTCATAGAAACACTCATTACGACCATGCTTCGATTATTAAGAAATCAGGATATATTAATTCATACAAATATGTTATTGTTGTATTAAGATATTTCAGTTCAACTACAGACGTTGGTTATTTCAGTTTGGATTCTTATCCATATTTGGCAAATACTGTTTATGATGATGGAAAAATTATTGGTACAGGATATACATTAATTCCTGTTCTTAATGGATTGAGAGTTACTGATTGTATAGACTTTAGACCTGTCAGACCAAACGCATCTAATACTGATAACTTCTTATTTACTAGTGTTAGAACGCCTGTATCAGGTCAAACGTTTGAATCAAACTATAATCACTATCTAGAAAGAAGAGATTCGGTTGTTTTAACATTAAGTGACTCAATTAAACATATTAAAGGTGTATCTTCAAGGAAGCCTAATTTTCCAAGTATTGAATATAAAAATCTTCTGTTACATCAACTACGTGTATTACCTTACACTGTTGCAAATAACAGTGTTCTCGTCAAAACTTTTGACCGCAGAAGATATACCATGGAAGATATTAGTAATATTGACAAAAGATTACAGTCTATTGAATATTCTACATCACTAAATGCTCTTGAAAAGAAATCAACAGATATTGTTGTTCCTGACGTTAATGGCCTTGATAGAACGAAATACGGTATTCTTGCCGAAGATTTTACCAGTTTCTTGTTATCTGATAAAACAACAGGTGACTTTTCTTGTGCTATTGATATCAATGGATCATTTACAATTAAACCAGGTTGTATGACAGCAAAACCTGCTGTAGGCCAAGTTAAGTTGACAACAAACACATCTATTGGTGTTTCTAGACATAATGAAAGATATCTACTATCATATTCAACAAAACCACTAATCACACAAAATGTGGCTAGTAAAGTATTACCGGTAGCTGATTATCTATTCTCCAACTTTAGAGGACAGATTATCACTGTACCTGAGGCGGATATTTGGAAGTATGATCCACCTCCACCGCCTCCACCGCCTCCACCGCCTCCACCAGGCGGAGGTGGTGCCACAACAACTTATTATGATAACAGGTTGATGTATTCACCCAATGCACCAAATGGTGGACTAGGAACAATTGTATATGATAAGACAACAGGTCAATGGTTGTCTAACTATGGTTCTGGTCCTCTATCAGACCATATAGGTGGAAATGCTACAAACGCACCTACGGCTGCCTTAAGCGAGAGAGATTATAATTCATTAATTAAAAACGGTGTGGCTGGTACAGGATTTGTTGATCCGGCGTTAGCTGCCAATGTGCCTCAAAATACTATTGATCGGGTTACAAGACAATATGCTGAAAAATTGAACCGTGATCCTGATCTTCCTGGTGCTATATTTTGGGTCTCTCAAATAGTTCAAAATAAAATGTCGGATGCTGAGGCGCAAGCATTTCTTGATAGACAATTTTCAATAGCTCAAGAAAATACTTTTACTGTTACAACAAATACTACTCCTTCGGTTGCTATCAATATCGCAAACGGATCTGCATCATCCAGTAAAATTGCTACTGATTATACACAGCAAAATCCTGGTATACCTGGTGGACCTGATCTTAGAGAAACACCGATTGACGTTCCTAGAGGTACAGCAACGGCCACCGGTGGCCTAACACAGGGCGGCCACGGAACGCAAGGTACACCAGAAATGATGGCCATTCAAGGATTCTATCTGGATATCTTAGGACGCGGTTCGGAATCAGCAGGATTTAATTTTTGGGTTGAACAGGCAGAAAAGGGTATGTCATTGTCGGAGATTGAATCACATTTCTTAAATTCGCCAGAAAAACAGGCAATGGCAAAATAAAATAATCTATAAGATTGATGATAAATACATAAAACATAATTAGGGAAAAATTTTAATGGCATCTACACCATCACAAATTACACCAGGTAGTATTTTTCTTGGGACAACAGCAGGTGGATCTGGATCCACTGTCGGTTCAACACCCAATTATTTTGATTTGATTAGTGGTGGATATGCCGGTACATCAAGTTATGAAACCAATTCAATTGATCTAATTCAGACAACAACCGTTGCTCCTGGTACAATTGCCTGGCATTTTTCTAATGCCATTTATAAATCATATATGAGAAAGTTGGATATTCATTTTGTTAGTTATAACAATAGGCCAAACAAACAAGTTTATCCTTATTTTGACGGCGTATCTATTTCTAAACTTATTCAGCGACCTAACAAAATTGAACTTACTAGTAATTCAGTTTTTTTCGGCATACTTACTCCATATACCAAGAATCTTGCCAATGTTGCTAACATTAGTAATGGTACGGTTACAGGAACAATTGACATTACTAGAGAAAAAATCTCTATTGGTAATGCTAATGCTGAAATCATTTACACCGAATTAACACCAAATGGTAACACAATACTTTATGTTACGGAATTTAGAGGTTATACACCTAATGATTCTATTAGAGTAGGTAATACCGTTGTTGGTCTAGGAAGTAATAGTAGATCAACTATTGCTAAGGTAGATCACTACAGCGGTGTGTTACGTTACGTTCCTGTAACGCAGGCTGCATCTTCTAGTCCTAATTCAAACAATTTTACATCTAATACAAGTAATCTGTATATTCCCGGACTTGAAACAGTTCTTGCTCCTGATGCAGACAAAACTTACGGTCTAAGACTTTCAACAGAAGCCTCGTTGGTTGATAACTATTATGTCGGTAATACAATTACATTCTTTGGTGGAAAAGTTGCAGGCGAAACAGCAAACATTATTTCTTATAATGCTGCTACTAAATTAATTGTTGTTCAACCAGCATTAACTGGACTAGAAAATACACCCGGTGATATTTTTTATAGTATCGGTGATGGTAGATCCGGTTCTGGTTATGCATCAACCAATGGTGTGCAGTCACATTTCACCACTTCAAAAGGATTTATAGGGGGTGTTCTTAGACTTCCTGGATATGGTGTAGATAGTAATTTTAACTTTAAAGTTGGTAAGAGAATATTCAGCATTACCGACGATCCTAATAATGTCGCAAACAATGCTACATCTATATCCGAATATATCTTCTCCTCTTACAGTATTGAAGAAGCACAGACAGTTACACCTGGTAACAATAGAGCAATCATTACCGCCAGTGGTGGATCCAGTGGTATTCTATCTTATAAGGGAAAGAGTCCACTTGCTCAATCATTCTATATTGACGAAGCCGATCACAACAAAGGTGTTTTTGTTCCTTATATTGATGTGTTCTTTGCTTCAAAGGGAACACAACCAATTGAAATGCAGATTAGACCGATGGTTAACGGTTATCCGGATTCATATAGAATCCTGCGTAATGCCACAACTGTTCTACAATCTGAAAATATCAATCTTTTCCCTTTTACAGGCAATGCATTACCACAATCCAATAATGCTAATCATTTTACTAGATTTACATTCCCTGCACCAGTTTATCTAGAGCCAGCTAAAGAGTATTCATTCTTGCTTGTAACAAATGATTATGATTATAAAGTATATGCATCCGAAGTTGGTCAGAAGATTCTAGGTACAACAAGAACAATTTCAGAACAACCATACCTAGGTAGTTTGTTTAAGTCTCAGAACGCCACCACCTATAATGCTATTCAGTCCGATGATCTTATGTTCGTTATTCATATGTGTCAGTTTGCCTCACAGGGTACCGTAACATTTAATGAATATAAAGATCCGAACGCACAATCTCTATCACAAGGTGGCCCAGATAATAACGTTAAGATGGATATGTTTAGTGTTATGTCAGACGTTATACAGATACCAGGAACTACTTTAAATTATCGGTATCAGGCTACTACACTTAGTAATAATACAATGGATACTGATTTTACGGATTTTATACCAGATACTAGAGTATTCTTGGATGATAAGAAATATATCTCAACAGATGTATATCCAAAACCAACATTTAATATGAAAATTGATATGTCAACGGATAATCCTGACGTTTCACCAATTATCTTCCCAAATAGACAGGAAGTTTCAACTGCTGCAAACTATATCAACAATGTTGGACTTGAACTCTATCAGATCAATAAGATTAAAGGTGGCGCCAACTATACCATGCAGAATACAAAAGTTACTATTTCTGGAAATTCAGGATATAGTGCTAATGGTTATATTATTACCGATTCAAATAATGCTGCAAACTCTGTTGATGCCATATATCTTGATAACTTTGGATATGGATATTATGATGATATTAATATTACCATATCCACAACAGATGCGAATACAACAGGAGATAATGCTGCTTCTTATACCGCAGCATCAGAACTAGATCCAACCGGCGGTCCTGCACTGGTAAGATATATCTCTAAGACTGTGACACTTGCCCCTGGTTTTGATGCTGGCGACCTTCGTGTCTACCTAACTGCATCAAAACCACCGGAAGCAAACGTTCAAGTTTATTATAAGGTTAGAAATTCGTATGATGGTGATGATATTAATTTGAAGAATTGGATAAGAATGGAAAGAAAACGGGGTGTATATATGGATTCAGTGAATCTAGAACCTATTGAAATGGAATATAGACCTTCGTTTACATCAAATAATATTATCTATTCGGCATCTGGTGCCACATATGACACCTTTAATGAATTTAAAATTAAGATTGTGTTAGGTTCATCATCTACATCCTTCTATAAGATTCCTTATGTTTTTGACATGCGAGTCATTGCCCTACCAGGAGACGTTTATTAATGTTAGTTAAAGTTGAAGGTCACCCGGAGTTGAGAAAAGATATTGAATCCGGTGCTGTTTTGCAAGTAGATACATCAGCAAGGGATGAATACCTTCGTAAAAGGGATCTTATAAATAGTACCAAGAGAAACCAAGAAGAAATTGCCGCAATCAAAGAAAAACTTGGCGAGATTGATAATGTTAAAAGTGATCTTCAAGATATCAAAAATCTGTTAAAGGAATTGGTTACTAAATGACAGCCATAGCAAACGTAACGTTAAATAACACTTTTGATTATTGGAGACTTATCACTAACCAACTAGTAGTTGCCGTCAATGAAATTGAATCTAATGGAAATCTGATTCAAGCAGCAACAAATACATCTTCTCTAGTAATTACACCAAATATTGGTAGAGGCGGTATTATCACTATTGGTCTTAATCTACAATCAAGTTTCAGTAATACATCCACTAACGTTATTGCTTCAGCGAACAGTCTTAATCTGGTTCATGCACTATTAATTCAAGAGTTGAATAGATCAAATAATGTTTTTCTAACAACTAACTCATCTTATACCACAGGTAACGCAGCATATATTGTTGCCAATGCTGCTTATAACAACGCCAATGTTGGATTAGTTTCGGCAAATGCTTATGCTGGATTCATGGCCAATAGTGCCAATGCCAATGCTCAGACCGGATTGGCCTCAGCAAATAATTACGCTGGATTTATGGCCAATAGTGCCAATGGATGGGCATCCGCCAATATTCAGGTATCAGTGGCATCAGCAAATAATTACGCTGGATTTATGGCCAATAGTGCCAATGCCAATGCTCGGACCGGACTGTCCTCAGCAAACAACTATGCTGGATTCATGGCCAATTCATCTAATGGTTGGTCATCTGCTAATATTCAGGTATCAGTAGCATCATCTAATAACTATGCCGGTGTTATGGCCAATTCTGCTAATGCGTGGGCTGCATCTAACATACAAACTTCGGTAACATCAGCAAATAACTGGGCATCTGGTAATATTCAAACATCAGTGGCATCATCCAATAACTATGCCGGTGTAATGGCGAATAGTGCCAATGGATGGGCCTCTGCCAATATTCAGACCTCGGTAACATCTGCTAATAACTGGGCGTCTGCCAATATTAGAACATCCACCACCGCAGCAAATAACTATGCCGGTGTTATGGCCAATAGTGCCAATGGATGGGCTGCTGCTAATATCCAGACTTCCGTAACATCAGCAAATAACTGGGCATCATCTAATATACAGGCTTCGGTAAGTTCTGCTAATAATTATGCCGGTGCAATGGCCAATTCTTCAAACGCTAATGCACAGACTGGATTAGCCTCGGCTAATAACCATGCTGGATTTATGGCTAACAGCGGTAATGCATTTGCGGCCGCCACATATTCTACTGTTATAAATGCTACTGCTGCTTTTGCTCAAGCTAATGATGCTTTCAATTTAGCACAACAGTTGGGCGGAAATGCTGCTAATAGTATCGTTACAAACCAGGTTTCATTTGAGACAGCAAACGGTGCCTTCAACGTTGCAAATGGTGCGTTTTTTACTGCCAATGGATCTTTTGCTAGGGCTAATTTATCAGCATTAGCTAATGATACAATTCTCAACGGCAACGTTTCAATAGCTGGCGGAACAATATTCAGAAAACAGTCTGATCCAAGTGAAGGTGGTGAAATTAGATTACAAACTGCCAGTGGATCAACATTAAGCGGAAACCTTACAGTTGACTTGTTTAATGATACATTCCGTATATTTGAGTCTGGAGGTACATCAAGAGGTGTTTCTATTAATGTTGCAGCAACGCTAGCTGCAGCCGGATCATTACTACTACATACAAACAACTTTTTTAACTATGCTGCAACTACAGTAAATGCGGCCGCCGCTTATACTGTTGCCAATGCTGCTTATAACAATGCTAACGTTGGTTTAGTTTCCGCCAATAACTATGCCGGATTTATGGCTAATAGTGTTAATAGCAATGCACAGACTGGTTTGTCCTCATCAAATAACTACGCAGGACTAATGGCTAATTCCAGCAATAATTATGCTGGATTTATGGCCAATTCTTCAAACGCCAATGCACAAACCGGATTGGCCTCAGCAAACAACTATGCCGGTGTAATGGCCAATGGTGCAGGATCAGTTGCTAATAATGCCAATACTTATGCAGGATCTACTTATGTAAAGAAAGTTGGAGATACCATCAGTGGTGATCTTATAGTTCAAGGAAATATTACTGTTTCCGGTACTACCACTTACGTTAATACACAATCACTACTCATTGGTGATAATATTGTAGTTCTAAATGCCGATATTCCATTCAATTTTTCAGCAGCAGAAAATGCTGGTATTGAAGTTAATAGAGGAAACAGAAGATCCAACTCAGCAATTACATGGATTGAATCGGCCAACGCTTGGGCGTTTACAAGCAATACATTTAATGCTTATACAACTTATATTGCATCAAACACAGATGTTACAAATGCTACTGTATCGGCAAATGTTTATGCTGGATTTATGGCCAATTCTGCTAATGGTTGGGCTGCTGCTAATATCCAGACATCAACAACCTCGGCCAATAACTATGCTGGTGCTATGGCTAATAGTACCAATGCGTGGGCTGCTGCTAATATCCAGACATCAACAACCTCGGCCAATAACTATGCCGGTGCCATGGCCAATAGTTCTAATGCCGCTGCTCAGTCTAGAGAAGAAACAATTGCCACCAGTGCCAATAACTATGCTGGATTTATGGCCAATAGTTCTAATGCCGCTGCTCAGTCTAGAGAAGGAACAATTGCCACCAGTGCCAATAACTATGCTGGTGCCATGGCCAATGCATCAAACACCTGGGCAAATACCAAAGTTGACACCATTACCAGCAACAGCACCTCTAGGATTTGGGCCAATTCTGTTGTAGTATCCGGTATTGAAACTGTCTATATGGATCTCGCCCGCTCAGGTGTTACAGCAACAACTTACGGTGGCACTACACAAGTTCCATCATTCACGGTTGATACCTACGGCCGTATTATTTCCGCATCCAATGTATCTTTTAGTGGTGGTTCTTCTTCTATAGGTGATGAAACAATATCTCCATCAACATATTATCCCGTATTTACCACAATAACTAGTGGTACTATGACTTCAGCAAATGTAGATACAACAGGACTTACATTTGTTCCATCAACGGGTACATTGTCATCAACCATCTTTAACTCACTATCAGACGAAACACTTAAAGAAAATATTGAACCAATTGTTGGCGCTCTAGAAATCATTAATAATATGAATGGTGTAGGATTCAATTGGAAACAAACCAGTCAACATTCATATGGTGTTATTGCACAGGACATGGAAAAAGTTGTTCCTGATCTAGTTGGAAACATAAATAATACTAAGACAGTTAACTATGACGGCATTATTGCATTCCTTATTGAAGCGATCAAAGAACTAAACGCTAAACTAGAGAGCAAGTAATGGCCGAGTATGTAGAACTCTATATTGATCAGGGTGCGGACTTTAGTACCACACTTAACATTAATGATGACTATACAAATCTTGCCGTAAATACCTCAGGTTTCACGGTCATCAGTCAATTGCGTAAATCGCTATTGTCTGTAAACACATATGCCACATTTCAATCATCAATAGGTGATACACAATCAGGTGAGTTAGTAATTTCTATGACAGCAGCTAATACCGCTAATCTTAAAGCAGGCTCTTATTTCTTTGATGTTAGTGTTAAGGATCTCGCAAATGTCAAGTCTAGATTGATTGAAGGAATGATTTATGTTACTCCATCAATAACAAAGTAGAGAAATGTCTAAGATAACGGTTACGACCACTCCTAAAAATAGAATTACTATAAATACCCAACAAAGAAGTACCGTCAAGAAAGTTAGTGTCGGTTCCAGCGGCGCCATAGGTGGTGTTGATACTCTAATAGAATTACGTGACGTTGATGCGTCTGACGTAGATAATAATGAAACTTTAGTTTATGATGAGGTAAGTGGTAAGTTTGTAATTAAACAATTACCTATCATAAACGGAGGAACCTTCTAATATGTCAAATACAGTCATTCAGATTAAAAGATCGTTAACCAGTTCACAGCCACCATCACTGAATGTCGCTGAATTGGCATATTCTTATGTTTCTAATACAATTTTTATTGGTACTCCTGACGGTACTGGTACTATTGCTATCGGCGGTAAAAGATACCTTGATGTTCAAAACAATATCTATAACATTGTTAATTCTGCCTTCACATTAGCAAATACGGTTGGTGGTTCTAACGAGTTAGCAAACCAGGCCGGTGTCATCGCCAATGCGGCATTTGGTATTGCTAACTTAGGATATAATGCCACTAATTCAGCATTTGGTGTAATCAACGCAGCATACACCTCTTCCAATGCTAATTACGTTCTAACTAATTCAGCATTTACAGTTCTTAATTCGGCTTATACATCATCTAATGCTAACTACGTATTAACCAATGCTGCTTTTACTCAATCTAATACAGATAATGTCCGTTTATCCGCAGCATATACCAGTTCCAATGCTGGTTATACCGTTGCTAACGCAGCATTTGGATATGCCAATGCATCAAATAGTTGGGCCGGTGCCACATTTGTAAAACTAACAGCAAATTCGCAGACAATCACCGGCGATTTCAGTATTACTGGTAATCTTTTTATTGGTGGTAATACTACTGCCGTTTCAGCTAATAATTTAGTCGTTAATGATCCATTAATCTACTTAGCAAACGGCAATCCTTCTGACATTCTAGACATAGGTTTTGTTGGCAGTTATACTAACGGAACTTCAGCACACGTTCATACCGGTCTTTTTAGAGAACATGCTTCAAAGCAATACTACTTGTTCCAAGGATATGATGCTGAACCTCAATTAAATAATGACATCGTACCATATTCTAACAATATGGTTAATGCTACTTTGGTTGCCGACTTTGTTACAAGCAATCTAACTCTTGGTGGTGCTAACGCCATCGTTTGGATTAAGTCTGCTTATGATAACTCTAATGGCGGTTTCACCGTTGCCAATGCTGCCTTTGGTCACTCAAATGATACATATGCCGCAGTAAATAGTGCCTTTGGTGTTATTAATGCTGCTTATACATCTTCTAATGCTAACTATACTGTAACTAATGCCGCATACACATCATCCAACGCCGGTTTCACGATTGCTAATGCTGCTTATACAGCAACCAACTCAGCATTTGGTGTCATTAACGCCGCATATACTTCCGTTAACGCAGCCTACGTTGTTGTAAATGCCGCATATACATCATCCAATGCTGGTTATACTGTAGCAAATGCTGCTTTCAACTATGCTAATAATTCCAATGCATACGTTATCGCAACATTCTCAAATGCTTCAAATATATCTTCTGGTACTCTTCCTACTGGTAGACTAGATGGTTCCTATACAGGTATTACTGGTGTTGGTACAATCACAACCGGCACATGGAATGGTTCAACTGTCAACGTAGGATATGGTGGTACAGGTATCGTTTCTGCTACACTAAACGGTGTTCTATTTGGTGGTGGCGGCAACGCATCGTTCCAGGTAACTTCTGCTGGTATACAAGGTCAAGTTCTAACAGCATCCGCTACAGGTGTCCCACAATTTGAAATGATTTCTGGAGGCACTTTCTAACTTTATATTAAATTGGAGAATATATTATGAGTGATTCAAATGCTTATATTAATGCTTACGTGGATAATTCCGTTGGAATGCTACATGAATATGTGACGATGGTTCTCCAACTTAAAACACAACTTAAAGTTACCGGAGATATTTTAGCAGAAAAAGATAATGTTATAACAGAACTACAAAAACAGGTGGAACAAATAAATCAATCCAGGGCTGATGCTTCTAAATGGGAACAAGAATATAATTCCATTAAAGCAAAAGCAGACCACCTTGAAACTTTTGCTAATCAAGTTAATGAAATGAAAAGAATGTTACAAGATAAGAATAATGAAATTGAGGTACTACAGAAAAAGATTGATAGTTTAACCAAGCCAAAAACCGTTAAAACTTCCTCTCCTAAAAAAGTTATAAATACACAGGATAAGCGAGAAGAACCTATAGTCATGGAAGAATCGGAACCAGAAGATAAGAACGACGACTTTTAATGGCTAACACAGTAATCCAACTTAAATATTCTTCGACACCAGGTAACATACCAGGAGGTCTTGCTAATGGTGAGATTGCTCTTAATTATGCTGACGGTAAGTTTTACTATAAGAATGTAACGGGACAGATTGTAAGTTTTTCTGGTTCTAGCAATGTTTTCAGTTTTGCTACGATCAATGCTAATAACTCCCTTATTACCGCATTAAGTAATAATTCTATTCTTACCATAAATGCCGGTAATAATATTGGTATCATATCCGATATCATTAATGATATTATTACAATCTCTGCCAATCTAACTTCTGCTAATAACTGGGCAAATACAAAACTAGCAAACACATCGGGTGTCTCTTTTGCTGGTGATCTATACTTTCCAACAGGAAATGTTGGTATCGGTACCGATTCTCCGCAGTATAAACTAGATGTCTTAGGTAAAAGTAGAATAGGATATACGGTCGCTCAAGGTAATCCAAATAGCACAGATATAACGACTAATGCTCATACATTATTAAGTGGTACAGGAGGAAACTATCTTTCTATTGGTCAGTATGGATCCGATAGAGGTTTTGCACAGTGGATTCAATCATCATTCGCAAATCCTACTACAGCAACTTATAATCTAATACTGAATCCTCTTGGTGGTAAAATTGGTATAGGTAATAATTCACCTGCTTATGCAGTAGATGTCTCTGGTGATGTTAATGTCACAGGAGTATTTCGTGTAAACGGAACGCCATTATCAACAGGTACAACCGATCTAACAGCGGCAAATAATTGGGCAAACACGGTAAGTGTCTATGCTAATAACTATGCCGGCGCTATGTCTAACAGTGTCAATGCTTATACATCAGCAACATATTCTACACTTACACAATTTGGTTCTGTATTTGGTGTTGCCAATGCTGCTTTTAATAAGGCCAATTCTGCCAATGTTCTTGCTTATAATACAGGCATTGGTGCTAATAACTATGCCGGATTTATGGCAAATGCTGCCAATGCATATGCGGCATCATTAACACCAGATTTATCTCCAGCATTTAATAAGGCCAATAGTGCTTATACTGTAGCTAATTCAGCATATGATAATGCTAATGCAACTCTTATCATTGCTCAGGCCGCATTTGACCGTGCCAATCTTTCTAATGATATACTATTCATTGGATCGTCTTACAATACTGCTAATGCTGCATTTGATAAGGCCAATGCTGCTAATGTTCTGGCATATAATACAGGCATTGGTGCTAATGCTTATGCTTCTTCTGTAGGTGTATCAGCAAATGTTTATTCTGATTCACTGTTAGTCACTGCCAGAGAATATACCAATACCTCCACTACATCAGCAAATAATTATGCTGGTGTAATGGCTAATAGTGCTAATGCTATAGCATCTGCAACATATGCTACACAATCTTCACTTTCAACAGGATTAACATCAGCAAACAACTACGCCGGTGCTATGGCTAATAGTGCCAACGGATATGCCGTCGTTACCTATGCTACACAGACCACAGTTGCTACCAATGCCACATCAGCAAACAATTATGCTGGAGCAATGGCCAACTCTAGTAATGCTTATACCGTGACGGTAGGCGCATCTGGTAATGCTTATACAGATTCTATATTTGTATCTTCAAGAAACTATACAAATGTTTCTACACTAGCAGCAAACAATTATGCCGGAGCAATGTCCAATAGTGGTAATGCTTTTGCTCAAACGATTGTTGATGCCAATTTAATTACAGCAAGAGCATATACCAATACTTCTACCACGGCTGCCAACAACTATGCTGGTGTTATGGCTAATAGTTCTAATGCCATAGCATCTGCAACCTATTCAACATTGGTTCAGTTTGCTTCTGTTTTTGGTGTTACCAATGCGGCCTTTACGGTTGCTAATGCTGCCTTTGGTGTAGCAAATAATGCCTATACCGCAACTAATGGTGCCGCAGCATTTGCCTTTGCTAATGGTGTTGCTGTAAACGCGGCCGCTGCTTTTGCCGCCGGTAATGCCGAGTTCACTTTTAGTAACACAATCTATGCGGCCGTTAATTCCGCGTTCGGTGTTATCAATGCTGCCTTTACACAATCCAATACAGATAACGTCAGACTTTCCGCAGCATATGTTACAACCAATGCTGCTTTTGCAGTTGCTAACGCTGCTTTTGCAGTTGCTAATGCAGCCGCTAATAACCTTGCTAATACTGCTGTTGCAGCAAATAACTATGCCGGTGCTATGGCCAATAGCGCCAACGTATTTACTGGTACGGTATATACTGCCGTTAACTCAGCATTTGCGGTCATTAATGCTGCCTACACAAGTTCTAATGCTGACTATGTTGTATCTAATGCAGCCTTTACGGTTGCTAATGCTGCCTTTGGATTTGCCAACTCATCCAATACTTGGGTTAACTCAACATTCGTTAAACTAACTGCACCGTCTCAGACTATTACTGGTAATTTTAGTATTACAGGCAATTTGTTCATCGGTGGCAATACAACATCAATATCAGCCAACAATCTCGTTGTCAACGATTCTCTAATCTATCTTGCCAATAACAATACATCCGATATTTTAGACATAGGATTTATTGGTAGTTATTATAATGTTACATCAGCACATGTTCATACAGGTCTCTATAGGGAACACGCTTCCAAGCAATACTACTTGTTCCAAGGATATGATGCTGATCCGGAATCAATTAATGATATCGTACCATATGCCAATAATATGGTCAATGCTACCTTGATTGCGGATTTTTTAACCAGCAACTTAACACTCGGTGGTGCTAACGCCATCACATGGATTAGATCAGGTTTTGGTGTTGCTAATGCCGCATACGGTCAAGCAAATACTCTTGCTACATCGGCTAATGCTTATGCGGCCTCCGTAGGTGTTTCTGCTAATGCTTATGCCGTAACAGTAGGTACAAGTGGTAATGCTTTTGCTACTGCTATTGGAACAGCAGGTAATGCTTATGCCGTAACAGTGGGAACAAGTGGTAATAACTATGCATCTACAGTCGGTACATCATCTAATAATTATGCTGGTGTTATGGCTAACTCTGTTAATGCCTATACTACTGCTACATATGCTACTCAATCTTCATTAACTACCGGACTTGCTTCTGGTAATACTTATGCCAATACTGTCGGAACATCTACAAATAACTATACATCAGCAACCTATGCAACAATTACTACAGTGGCAACTAATGCCACATCAGCAAATAATTATGCTGGTTTTATGGCCAACTCTGGTAATGCCTGGACACAAACCATAGTAGATGCTAACCTGGTTACTGCCAGAGCATATACCAACACATCAACTACATCAGCCAATAATTATGCTGGTGCCATGGCCAATGCTGCCAATGCGGTTGCAGATGCAACATATGTTAGAGGTAATACAACAAACTCTCTTATAACTAGTGCTACAATTTCTGCCAATAATTATGCTGGTGTAATGGCTAATGGCGCAGGCACAATAGCAAATGCCGCATTTACATTTGCAAACGGTGTTTCTACCAATACTACTGCTGCCTTTACGGCTGCTAATACGGCATTGGCCTTCGCTAACGGTGTTTCTACCAATACTACTGCTGCTTTTGCTAAGGCTAATTCTGCTCTTGCTAATACGTCAGGTGTTTCGTTTGCTGGTAATTTATTTTTCCCTAGTGGATATGTTGGTATTGGTACAACCTCGGCATCATTTCCATTAACGGTTAATACTGAAGTTCGTGTGCAAGGTTCTGTCTATTCTAAATTTTCATGGAGAAATTCCAATGGCGCTACAGATGAAAAAGCGTGGCAGGCTTATAATGAAACTATAGGTTCTGCTAATTGTTGGGTGTTAGGTACCATCAATGATGCGGAAAATGCTGCGGCCGATGCTATTAGAATTACAAGAAGTGGTTATACCATCTCTAAAATATATCTAGGTTCTAACGTAGGTATAGGTAACACCTCACCAGCACATAAGCTATCTGTTTCTGGCACCACATTCCTAGGTAGTACCGTCACACAAGCAACAAACATTTGGCATATGTCATCGGAAGGTATTGGAAGATATTATTATGGTCTCAATGGTAGATCATATTATAAATCTGGTGATGGATCGCACGAATTTAGAAATAGTTCTGATACCGGTGTAGTATTCATTGATACCTCAGGTAATACTGGTATTGGTATTGCAACAACGACCTATAAACTCCAAGTAAACGGTTCATTCGCTGCCAATACCAAGTCATTCGTTATTGACCATCCAACCAAACCTGGTATGAAACTGCGCTATGGATCGCTCGAAGGTCCAGAAAACGGTGTA